GAAAATAAAGACGTTTGGTTTGGTGGTGATGTGGGTGCTGAAAATACTTTAGATGCTTTAGCTAGATACGAAAAAGATCAAATGGAAATGAAGCAGACCAAGGGTATTATAGAGTCTGCTAAAGATGGTGATATAGGTGGTGTATTAGCAGGTAGTATAAATGCTGTAACAAACATGATAGGTAGTGTAGCTTATGGTGGAGCTACTTTTGGCATGGGTTACATGGCTGATTTTACAGCAAGAAACTACATGGAGTATAACAAGCAAAAAGCTGAAAACCTTGGTATATCTTTAGATGAATTAATAAAAAGCGGTGAAGCTGATAACATAACACCCGTTGCTTTAGGTGCTGCAAGTATGGCATCTGAATCTTTAGGTACAGCTCTTACTATTGGTGCTACTGTTGTAACAAGAGGTAGAGCTGCTAAATATGCACCTGCTCTTCGTATGCTACCTAAACAGTTAATGAATAGAGTTTTATATAATAGTAAGGCTAGAAATGGTTTATTAATGTTTGGGTCTGGTGCTACTGAATATGGTACTGAGGTAACACAACATGCAATAGATGAGATAAATGATGAACTTGGTAGAGTAGCTGGTACTGATGAGGAGGCAAAAATAGGTGAAACATATTGGGATGCAATTACTAGTTTAGAAGGTCAAGAAGCTGGCTTACAAGGTTTTATCGGTGGTGGTGGAATGGTAGCCGGATCTTATAGTGCTAAAGCTATGACATCTGTTAGAGATGTTGTTGATGGAGATGCTTTAGATAAAAAAATAGAAAAGCTATCAGCAGAAAGATTAAAACTAAACACAGCAACAGATCAAACTGTAAGAGATGGTATAGAAGCTAATATAGCTAATATAGAAATGGAAATATCTGATATGGTTATAAAGGGTAATCAGATATATAATAGTTTAGATAATAATCAATTAAGTGAATTAGAAAGCTTTAGTGATTTAAGTGATGCTACAGCTTTTAAAATAACAGAATTAAATAAAAAACTTAGGTTAAATCAAATAACTGAGGGTGAATATAAAACCGCTAAAGATGGTTTTATGGCTGAATACAACACAGCGAAACAAAACCTAATGGATAAAAAGCTTGAAGAGAATATAGCTAACATAGAAGGCATAGTACAAAAAGAAACTCAAGCTAAAGACATTGAAACAACTGTATTAGAAACTACACAGGAAACAGAACAAGAAATGAATAAGCTTGAAAATGTTTCTAAAGAAAAAAAGCAAGAGTTTAAAAACGAAAAAGGGCAAGTTGCTGGTTTTACAGTTGGTAACAAGATATTTATAAATAAAGAAGTTGCTTCTAAAACAGGACAAATAAACGTAGCTAAGCATGAGTTTTTGCATAAAGTGATGAACGCTATGGTTGGTGGAGTTGCTGCTCAATCAAAAATGGTTGGTGAACTTAGAAGAGCTATGACAGGTCAACAAAGAAAAATAGTTGATCAAGAAATGAAAAACAGAGGTTACACATCTAAAGATCAATACGCTACAGAATATGTAAATGTTTTTTCAGACTTAATAGAACAAGAGAGAGTTTCGTTTGAAAGAAGCACGATGGATAAAGCTGGTGATGCTATTAAAAGATTTTTTCAAGGACAAGGTTTTGATAACATAAGTTTTAAAGATGGTAGAGGTGTATATAACTTCTTAAAAGATTTTTCAAAAAATAAAGGTTTAAGTGCTGAAGCAAAACAAGCTTTAGGAAATGTTAAGTTAGGTAAAGAAGGTGGATTACAATTTTCTAAAACACTAACTAAAAGAGCTCAACAGCTTTTAGAAAAAGATGATACAGGCGCGGATCTTTTCAGTAACAACATGTTGTTAGATATGATTAGGTCGACTGGTATGCCTAAAAGACCTAATGATCAAGAAGATAGATTTGGTGCTGTAGAAGCTTTAATAGAAAGAAACTGGCCTGTTATAAGTAATGCTATAAAGTTTGATCCTAATGGTAATATACCCATGGAATCAGTTAAAGAAGCTTTAGCAGAACAGATGCTTGGTATATTTCCTGCTGTAACACTACCTAATGGTAAAAAGATTAGTCGTAAAACACCTTTGTTAGAAACGTATGATGGTAGCACTGAAGTTACTACGTTTTTAAGTGGTACATTAAAGAATAGGCAAGCTGAAATATTCACTAGAGCAAAAGCTATAGGTGGTGTAGAACAATTAGGTACAGATATATCTGAGGCTAAAAATGTAAAAGCTGAAGAAACTAAAAAAGATACATCAAAAAAAGCTAGAAAATTAACTAGCTTTGATACTATGATAAAATCTATAAAAGTTTTTCTTGACAACGAAGGTTTTATTGTAGATACTAAAGCTATACCTTTTTACAGTAAAAAATTACAAAAAGAAATTGAGACTAAAATAAAACAAACTATTAAAAATGCTGTTAAAAAAGGTCTTAATAGTGAAATATTAATTAATGATTTAAAAAAATTAATAGAGAAGGATATAAAAGAAATTATAATAAAAGATCTTGGTAAAATCACATCTAAAAAAGGAGAAGTTGTAATACCACAGTCTTATGAAACTATAATAAGAGAATCGTTTGAACAGATTTTAAAAGCTTACCCATTAGCTAGAATTAAAAAACTACCTTTTATTAAAAAAGAAAAAATAGGTTTTACAGATAAAAAGAATTTAAAAGAAGATAATCCATTACTTAAAAAAGATAGTTATTTTAGAAAAGATAATTTTAAAATATACAAACCATCTAAAATGGATTTTGTAAAATATTTTTTACAAGGAGGTTTAACTACATTACTAGCTAGACAAAAACAATTGGCTATAGATATATCTGGTGATCTTGTTCAGGTTGAGTTATCAAAACTATTAAACGACACTGAATATTTAAAGAGTTTAGTAGATAATAAAGATAACAATGTAGTTGCTGTAATGCAAGCTGAAAAATTAATAACGGATATAAAGACATCGTTAGATCCTAAAATAGAAGAGAAGATGGGTGGAGATGTTGTTCAGTTTAGTAAAACAGCATTTGCTATAGACAAAAGTAAACGTGTTAAAGGTAAATCTTTTATTAAAGAGTTTTTAAAATTATTAAAACAAAATAAAGGTTTATTTGTTAGAAACTATGAGGATTATAAATTAAAAGGAAGAGGTAATTACATAGCTAAAACAGTTAGAGATATATTAAAAGCTAATTTAGAATCATTAAAAATAACTAAGGAAGAAGCTGAACAAATATCAAACGAAGTTGGTAAAGCATTTAGAATAAAAAACTTTGAAAAGAAAACAAAAAAATATTCTAAAGATGAGGTTACAAATTTCTTATTAAAAAATATAAAGTACAGTTTAACAAAAACACCAGAGTTTTCAGCTATAAACGCTAAGATGGGTGTGAAAAATTTAAAGGATTTAAATAGTAGAGACAGTTTGAATCAAGCTAGATTAGGTATAAAATATTTATTTGATAACTTAGATTTTCAAGATTTCTTTAAATACCTATATATGTCTACCATGGGTCCAGCAAGATTAGGTGGGTTTGATATTAAAAAACCTATAAAAAGTATTACTCTTCTCGCTAGCAATCTAATAAAACATGATTCTACCAATAGAGATTCTATGTTTAGAAATAAACAAGATATAGAAACTTCTTTAGGGTTTAATTCAAAAGATGGTATAGGTAGAAATTCAGAGACATATAAATCAACAGGCAAAGTAACAAAGTCAAACAAGCCTTGGTATACTGATCCTAACAGTGACTATAATGGTTTAAGCAATGAAGAGCAAATAAAGAAAGTTAAAGGTATTTATGAAGATTCTAAAGCTGAAAGAACATTTTTTTCAGAAACATTGTTACCGCTATTGCGAAAAGGTTATAAAAATGGTGATTTAAATTTAGAACAAATACAATGGATGATGTCTAACTTTTTTGGTCATCAGTTTTCTGTAGGTAAAGTAATGGCTGGTACTAGGTTTTTACCAAGTGATGTTGATGGTAATTTACTTACTATAAAACAACAACAAGATTTAGGTTTTGCTTATAAAAAGGGAGAAAAAAGAATAGGTAAAAAGAATAAGATTAGCGACGGTGATATAATGGTTTTAGAACATATGATACCTGCTAACTACATGAGAGATCTAGCTTACTATTACATATTGACAGGTGATAGAAGTCAGTTCGATCTTGAGTTAGAAAACTATGACACAGCTATATTACCTCAAAAACAAGATGACATGTTAAAAGCTGCGGGTACTCAATCAGACATGAGTCTTGATCACGTACCTGGAACTCCTCCTTTAGAAACTAGGTATGATGGTGTTGGTATGCATTTTGTTGATGTTACAACAGGTGAAGTAGTTGGTGGTGGTATACAGTATAGTAAAACAGATTTTAATAATCAAAATATATCTAACAAAGCTGCTAGAGCAAAAAACGGTCCAAAAAAAGGTATTAGTGTTTTTGACTTTGACGATACATTAGCTAAAACTAAGAGTATGATAATTGTCACTATGCCAGATCAAACAGTGACTAAAATAGATGCTACGGAGTTTGCTTTAAAATCAGCAGATCTTGAAGCAGCAGGTGCTACATTTGATTTTAGTGAATTTAATGAGGTTGTTGATGGTAAGAAAGGGCCACTGTTTGAATTAGCAATGAAACGACAGGGTAAGTTTGGTAGTAAAGATATATTTATATTAACAGCTAGACCACAAGAAGCTGCATACGCTATACACGCGTTTTTAAAAGGTATAGGTTTAGAAATACCTATTGAAAATATTACAGGTTTAGAAGATGGTAGACCTCAAGCAAAAGCTGAGTGGATAAGAAGAAAAGCATCTGAAGGTTATAATGATTTTTATTTTGCTGATGACGCTTATAAAAATGTAGAAGCTGTACAAAAAGAATTAAAAGGTTTAGGATTAGAACCTAATGTTGAACAAGCATTACAATTTAGTAAAGCAGATACTAGTGGATTAGATTTTGAATTTAATAAGGTTTTAGAAGAATCATCAGGCGTTGGTGCTAGAACAAACGTTAGTAGAGCAGCTGCAAAAGCAAAAGGATCTAGTATAGAAAGCAATTGGTTTATACCACCTGGAGCTGAGGATTTTGTAGGTTTAATATACCAGTTTTTAGGCAAAGGAATTAAAGGGACAAAACAATTAGAATTTTTTGACAAACATTTATTTAAACCTTTTAATAGAGCTATTCAAGAGATGAATAGAGTTAAACAGGCTTATGTTAATGGTTATCAAGCTATAAAAGAAAAATATCCTAATATTAAAGAAAAACTATTAGAAAAAACAGTAGATGATTTTTATGTTGAAGACGCTGTAAGAGTTTATATATGGAATAAACTAGGTTACGAAATACCTGGAATGTCTAAAAATGATATAAACAAATTAGTTAAAGTTGTAGAAAAAAATAACGAGTTAAAAAGTTACGCAAATAGTTTAACTCAATTAACAGCTGATCAAAACTATGTGGAACCAGGAGTAAATTGGGTGGCTGGAAGTATTGTTGCTGATATAGACGCTTTAACACAGAAAACAAGAAGAAAACCTTTTTTACAAGAATGGATTGATAATAAGAATATTATATTTAGTGAAAAGAATTTAAACAAAATAGAATCTATATATGGTACTGAGTTTCGTGAAGCCTTAGAAGATATGCTGTGGAGAATGGAAAATGGTACAAACAGAAGAACCGGTGGAAATAAATTAGTTAATAGATTTATGGATTGGGTTAACAACTCTGTTGGTGCTATAATGTTCTTCAACATGAGATCAGCTGTGCTACAAACAATATCAGCTGTTAACTTTATAAATTGGTCAGATAATAATCCAGCCAAGGCAGCCGAAGCTTTATCTAACTGGGATCAATACGTGGCGGACTTTGTTACAATATTTAACTCAGACATGTTGAAGCAAAGAAGAACTGGCTTACAAATGGATATAAACGAGCAAGAGATTGCCGCTTCTATAAAAGGCAAGGGTAATACACCTAGAGCTTTACTTAAATACCTATTGACAAAAGGATTTTTACCTACACAAATGGCTGATAGTTTTGCTATTGCTTCAGGTGGCGCTGCATTTTATAGAAATAGAATTAACACATACATGGGACAAGGTATGTCTAAAGCAGAAGCTGAAACAAAAGCTTTTGAAGATTTTGCTGAAATATCAGAGAGAACACAGCAGTCTGCTAGACCAGATTTAATATCTCAACAACAAGCTGGTCCATTAGGTAGGTTAATATTAGCTTTTCAAAATACACCTATGCAGTATACTAGGTTAATGAAGAAGGCTTATTTAGATCTTGTTAATGGTAGAGGTAATCCCGAAGAACATATATCTAAAATAGCTTACTATGGTTTTGTACAAAACTTGATATTTAACGCTTTACAATCAGCTTTATTTGCGTTAGCATTTGAAGATGATGAAGATGAAAAAGAAAAACAATTAGGTAAAAAAGGTGCTAGAATAATAAATAACATGGCTGATACAGTATTAAGAGGTACTGGTGTTTATGGTGCTGCCGCAGCTACTGTTAAAAATATTATACTTAAATTTAGAGAACAAGATCAGAAAGGATTTAATGCTGATCACACGTATACAGTTATAGAGTTCGCTAACTTATCACCACCTGTTGGTAGTAAATTAAGGAGATTATATTCTGGTATACAGACTTATAAATTTAATAAAGACATAATACCTGAATATGGATATGCAGATCCAGGAAACCCAATATACCAGTCTATAGGTAATGTTACTGCAGCGTTTACAAACGTGCCTTTAGATAGGATTGTTAACAAAGTAAATAACGTTAGAGCCTCGTTAAATAGGGAAAATGCGGCTTGGCAAAGAATAGCTAACTTTTTAGGTTGGAACACTTGGGATGTTGGTTCTACTTACGATCCTAAACTTGAATCAATGAAATCAAATAAAAAGAAAGGACGAAAAAGATCCGTGCGTAATAAAAGCGCAAGAGACAAAGCTTACGAACAATATAGAAACAGAAAAAAATAACTATGAAAAAACTATTACTACTACTAACATTACTAATATCAACAAACGTACAAGGGCAGTTTTTACAAGATTTGTATAAAGACTTTTTAAAGTACGGAACGTTTTACGCTGCTGGTAATATAGAAAACGCGCAAGCGGTGCAACCAAACTACTTTATACGTACAAATCCAGATGATTTTTATGGTATACCTCAAGTTGAAGATAGAGCTCAATACCATCCATTTAATTATAGATATGGTTTAGGTATACGTAAATTAGCTCGTTTCGATTATGAGGTAAAGCCTGGAACATTTTGGACTGGCGATAATAAAAAAGAAAAACAAATAGGTTTGTCTGCACCTACATCAGCTGTACAAGGTTTTGAATACTTGTTACACTGGGAAAAAGAAAGACACAATGGTAAAGAGTTTAATAATAAAAGATTATTTGTTAGACACACTGGTGATTATCATATAGCTAAGTTTGAAACTAGAGAAACTGGTAAAATAGATTTTCAATACATGTCTGGTGAAATAAGAGCCAGGTTACCTATTGGTAAGAAGTTTAGCATATCTGCTGGTGGAATATATAGAACACATCAACGTCCTTACGGTTATAATCCAGTAGAAATATGGTTAAATGAAATGGATGAAGATGGTAATGCTGCAAATCCATGGTACACACTAGGTTTTGAATATGGTTATGATGATTGGTATTATGCGTCTAATGACGAAAATGGAAATAACTTTTATGATTGGTATTGGACTAATCCTAATGGTGACATTGTAGCTTGGACAGATCAACAGTTTAGAGATCTTATAATGCCAGGTTTATTAAATAGGTATAATCAAGAAGCTTGGGCTGATCTTGATGCTTTTGGTGAAATTGCACCTATTGTCGGTTTTGACTTTTATCATTATAAAGCTAACTTTTGGATGCATGCCTATGGTAGCTGGATATTACCTTATCATAAATATGTACAAGGTAATGAGGACTTTAGTTATTTACATAGAAATAGCTGGGGTAAGGGTGGTCACAATGATATGCTTGATGGAGAGCAGTGGAGTGATTACCAAGCTGGTTTAGTATTTGGTGTTAAAATTAGCAAATCAATTGGTTTGTTTGTTGAAGGAGAATACACTAAATTCTGGGACTCGGAAATGTTTAACTCCAATTTTGGAATTAATTACACGTTTAGATAATGGAAGAATTATCAGAAAAGTCACAGGTAAAACTTGACATTAAAACATTAATAGGTATAATTATAGGTATTATATCTATAGCTGGTATATGGTTTGATTTAACAGCAAAAATAGGTGCTATTGATTCTACACTTGTTAGATTAGAGTATAACCAAACATTAAACGATGAGTTTAGAATCAAATGGCCTCGTGGTGAAATGGGTGCTTTACCTGATGATGCTAAACAAGATTTACGAATTGAATATCTACAGAAAGATGTAGAAAAATTACAATCAATAATTGAAGAATTAAAAGACAAATAAGATGGCAAAACAATTAGGTGAAGAAACCAAGGTGACATTAGATTTAAAAACGTTAGGTATGATAGGGGCGGGTGTATTTAGCTTAGCAGCTATGTGGTTTGCACTACAAGCTGATATAGCTCTTGCAAAAGAACTACCTGAACCAGTAATTGATAGAATCGAATATGATCTAAAAGACGAGTTGATAAGACAAACTATACTTGATACACAGGAAGATGTTGAGGCCATGAGAGATCAATTGGATAAAATTGATGAAAGATTATACGAACTACAAAAAAAATAACATGAAATACTTAATTTTAACTTTAATACCTTTTTTATCATTTGCACAAGTTGACGTACCAGATCAATACTGGATTAACGATAGCGATTTTGAAAATAAGATAAATGTTAAAGAGGCGTTTGGTGATGATAATAACCTTCCAGTTGTTGTAGAGTTTTGGGCAAAGTTTAATGAATCTAATTGTTTTGCTGAGTGGGATAAGTTACAAAATGTAATATACTATAGAGTTGATATAGCTAAAGCTCCAGAAGCTAAAAAGAAATATAGGGTGCGTATGGCACCTACTATTATACTATTTAAAGATGGTATAAGAGAAACAGTGTGGAAAGCAGGGTTAGATTTAGAGTTGCCAACTGATTTAAAAGAAATACAAGAAGCAATAAACGAAACAAACAAAGCAAGTAAATTTTAATAATTATGATAAGTAAACACGTAAGTTATAAAGAAGGAGTGTATAGCATAACCGCTCTAAGATTAGGTTTAGAAAATAAACCTTCTGATGATCATTTACAAAATATGAAGCTATTAGCAGAAAAAGTATTTGAGCCTCTTAGAACACACGTAGGTGGTCCTATA